TAGTCTCGTGGGCTCGGAGATGTGTATAAGAGACAGTTACTATGCTCGTGGGCTTTCTCAACCGCAGGATAAACCAAACTGTTAAGAATTGTCTGTAAACTTAATAATTGTGCAGAGCTGTCGGCAGATATCTTGGCTTTAATACTGTCTGCTTCAAGTGGTTCCACATAGCAATCCCACGTATCTGTGTTATCGACATATACATAAAAGACCGCATTGGCAAAAACTAAGAACTCATAATCGGTTTCTGTGGCAATCCCGAGAGGAATTAAAAATGTGTTATTCTCATTCGTAACCGTGAAAGCAATCAAAACTTGCTTGCCCGCCTTATAAGCTGCATCTATTTGCTCGTAGGTCTTATTGTGGGAAGTAATTGTATATCCATCTGCCCCGCTTTGCGCCTGCACATTAACAATAAAAAGTTCCGATGCCCCATCCTTACCAGGCTTGCCTTTGTCTCCCTTTGCTCCCGGATCACCCTTCGGTCCCTTTATATTAACCGCCGCGGGATTGTCCTTGCCGTCCGAGTTCGACCATGAAAGAACCCCTTCGTCGCTGACGCTGGGCGTAAATGTCGTTCCGTCTTTCAGCGCGGATGCCTTTTTTATAGCTTTTTCCAGCGCTGTGTATTCATTTGTTGATTCAATCTCAGAGTCAGAATAGATGACATCTGCAACTATAATCTCAAAGCGCGGTGTTACGAGAATCTGACCCGAATTGCTCGTTAAGGTAATTTCACATGTCACAGTCCCAGTCGCAGCTATCGTCTGAGTTGTGATAATATATTCCAGCCTATCCTCGCACACAGTACAGCTGTTGAACATTACCTTACCGTCTGGCTTTTCCGCTCTCAGCACAGCCGATACAACATCGTTTAAGTCAAACGGTTTCGCCGCATAGGATAAGTAGATACAAACTTTTCTGCTGTCTGTGTCTGCTTTTTTCACATTCACCTGACCTTGCAGTCCTGTCTTCATAAGATTTAGCTTTATTCTGTGCTCTACACGTTCCATTCGGTTCACCTCTGATTTAAGTATAGCAAAAGGCGGGAAGTATTTCTCCCCGCCTCGCTGTCACTTTGTCATGTCTTTAATCCAACGCTGAAATGTCTTATCATCATACCCTATGTTCAACTCATAGAGCATTTGGCGCGTCCGGCGCATGCCCTCCGTATCATTGCTTTTGTACATTTCCTGATACTCAGATTTGAGGTCTTTTGTCAATGCCTGGCGGATTGTCTTATCCTCTTTGCCGTTTGCTCGCAGATATTCGACTATCTCTTTTGCGGACGAAACATCAGAGTTTTCAAGTGCCTTTTGGAGGTCTTTATACTCATAAAGTTTTTTCTCTTCGACCGCTTTATCCTGTTCTGCTTCGGGATCAAGCTCTGCGGCAATCTCATCTATCATCCTGTCCACTTCATCTTCATCGTACCCGCTCTCGAGCAAAGCTTCGAGCTTGCCGCTGAGTGCGCTGTCGTCTCCGTTGCTTTTTGCCTGCGCCGCAGCCGTCTGCATTGTCATATAGTTATTGATTGCTTTTATGACCGCGTTTGACGGATATCCTTCAGAAACCAGCTCTTCATATATTTTTTTATATTCTGAGATGTTTCCTCTTTCGCGCGCCTGTGCAGCCTGCGCGATTCGAGGTTCGGACTTCACCAGATTATTCTTAACACCGTTCTCGAGCTGCTGCGCGGTATAACCCTTTTTGATAAGCTTATCGTACTGCCTCTGATATTTTCCCTCGGCAATCGAATTGTATAACTTTCTGTATTCCGTGGAGCTTGCTTCCCTGCCGAGGTTGTCAGGAGAGAAGAAATTATACAAGCTTTCAAAAGTGCGCATCGTGTTCGCTATCGGCAGACCGCTGACCTTTGAAATTCCCTTTGCACTGCTCATCATCAGCTTCCAGATATCCGGATTTTTCTTCTCGCCGCTGAATACTTTCTGCCACGATTCGCAGGACTGAATTAGTTCTTCAATACCCTCGATATCCATGCGGCTCGCAGAATATCCGGACAAGATTGAGAGAATATCTCCGACATACGGCACGGCTGAAAACGGATTGATTCCGTCAAGCGTGTTGCCTCCGAATGCTTCAAGATAAAGCTCAAGCCATTTCTTCTCATCATCATCGTTGCGGAACGCATCTGCTATCGACGCTATTCCGGCAGTCAAGATGCTTGTCGCGATATGTACCGCGGCAATACGCGCTATATTCTTCGCCTTTGCTTTTTTACTACCGGGATCAGCATTGTTATAATCAACCAATGCATTGCGGAGCATGTTGTACGACTTCGTCGGCTCGGCCTTAAAGGCACTGAGTATTTTTGAGAAAGAGCTCGTACTGCGCATAAACTGGCTTCGATGCAGAAGCGAATCAACGACCTGGGTTTTATCAACCACCTCACTGAGCCTGTCTGAGACTGCCTGCGTGAACTCTGCAGTTCCCTCTTTAAGGTCGGTTTTATCCTTGACTTCCGCCTTGCAGGCATTCCACAGCGTTCCCCATGTCAGCTCATCACCAACTCCGGCCAACCACATAGACTTTTCGCGGATCTTATCGACGACCGTCTTCTGTCCAGTTATAAGCTGCTTCATCGTTATGCCCATACTCGTCTCATAGAATCCCCAGCTTTTCCATTTTGCAATCGGGCAATTGTCTATTGCTTCTTTACTTGCCGGCTTTGACAAAAGCCCTTTAAGCAAATATTTCGGGTTCATTACTGCCGCTGCTCTGAGATATGCCGTAGGCTGCTGAATGGCGACCCTGATGTTTGCTCCGACGGCGGCGACCTTAAAGTTGCGTATCAGTGCTTCCTCACCCGCTCCACCTGCATTTTTGCTGTCCGAGCTGCCGTTAAGATCCAGTATAAACTTTTCAAAATATGCCTTTCCGTCATTGCCGAAAGCTCGTTCAATAGACTGTTTTGTGCCGGATATGGCTATATATCCATCGTCCTTTTCCTCGAAGCTCAGGGCATTATACCATTTCATCGCGTCGGTTACCGGCACCGCATATGCCGAATATGCGCTCATTTCGGTAATGTGCTTTGTAAAGGTATCGAAAGCACCCTTAATAAACAGTCCGTTACTTGCATTTCGCTGGACGCTCTTTGTCGCGCCGATGTTGACAAGCTTATAGAAATTGCTCTGAGTCTGAACCGCCCCGTCCTCCGCGTTCATCGTCCGCACGGAGTTTTTGTTGACCTGTATCGGCCAGTAATGCTCTTCGGTAAACTTTCTGTAGCCGTACAGTGTCATTGACGCTTTGTTGCCCCAATCAGCAACATTTCCGCTCAAAAAGCCCTGCATTTTCTCTGCAACCTGCTTCTGCTTCGGAGTCAGAGAGTCGATTATATTTCCAAGGTCTTCCACTGTCACCTGCACAGCCTTAGCGTATGTTTCTTCGCCCTTACCGAACTGCTCCTTGATTCGCATTTTCGCCTCTTGCCTTGAAGTGTCCAGAGGACGGATTCCGCCGAGAAGAAGATGATCCCGCGCCTGCTCTCGTTTGGAGAGGTTATACAGTTCCATCATCTGCGAGACCGTCAATGTCAGTTCTCCGCCTTCGACCTTAAAGGTCTGCTTCGAGTGCTCCCAGTCCTGTATTTCCTTCTGGCTGACAATCGACCGCATGAACTCATTCGCATTGTCTATCATTTCCACCCGCTCATCGAAGCCGGAACGAATGGATTTGAAAACAGTCTCTGCTGCCGGTCCGAGCTGATGGAAAAAGCTGAACGAGTCAAGCATATTTACATTCAGCTGCTTATACCCAACCTTTACCTTGTCCTTGAAGCTCTTGCGGCTGTCCATCTCATGCACGCTCGCGTCGGCAATTGCCTGAACCGTTCCATATCGGCTGTTTGCAAGCAATTCGTTGGCTCTCGTTATTCCGCCCTTTATCTGCTGCATAACAGTTTCAAGCTCGGCAAGCCCCTGTGCATCCATATCCTTTATGGAACTGCCCTTATACACTTCAAGCAGCGTTGTCATCATCGGCATAAGATCCGGGTCGAGGTCTGCCAGGAACTGCTGATACTGAGGGTCATTTCCCTGCTGCATTTTGCGCAATTCTCCCTGCAGCTCCGACATTGATTTGCGCCACTCAAACGCATCTTTTGACTGACTGTTCCCGTAGACATCAAGAGATACCAGGAACTCTCCGAGAGCCGAACGCAGAGCTTCCGGCACATGCTGAGTCTTGTTCGGATTCTGCAGGAACCTGTTAAGAGTCTTCGCAGTTCTCTCAATGCTCCGTTTGCTCTTTGCCATAGCATCTTTACGCAGCCATTCGCGGCGATCCTCGAATGTGCGTTGTTCATAGAGCGCCTTTTGCTTTATGAGTTCCTCAGAAAGCTTATGTCGCTTAGCAGCTTCCTGTTCCTTGATTTTTTCAACGCGCTTGTCGTATCTGTCGCGGTATTCTTTCTCGATCTTCTGCCGCAGCGTCTTGAGCTCCGGAATGTCGTAATACTCTTCATACAGGCGCATTGCAAGGTCATAGCTCGCCGTGTCTATATCCATGTCGAAAGAACCGTCGTAGAACGGATTTTCATAGAACGGTTTTATGGTTTCGAGTGCATTTACGAGCGTCTGCACCTGCTCAAGCTCGTGCGTATCCGGTTCAAAGAACTCCGGCCAAAGTTCGGACATCTCGCCCCAAAGAGAATCAAGCGTACTGCCTTCCTCGGAAAGCCTTATCTTTCCGAAGTTCTTCCTTCTGAACTTATCATAGCTCCCGTAATAGTAGGCAATCTCTTTTTTCTGCTGCTCGCTGAGTTTTATTTTCGTGCCCTTGGCATATTCACTCAGCGCACTGTACTGTTCGGACATATCGGTGTTCAGCACTGCGCTCTCTTCAAGCACCGCCTTGGCAACCTCCGCAGTCCTCGCGATAACTTCATCATAAGTTATGCCGTCGTCCATATTGGCAAGTGCTTCAAAGATATTTTTGAGGTTTTGCGTCAGCGTTTCGGCATTATACTTACTGCTGTATTCCTTGAGCACTTTTTTCGAAAGCCTGCGTATTGCCCGCTCATCAAGCTCTTTTCTGTTTATTCCGAGGCGCCACTCGAGTTCTCGCTTGTATTCGCGCAGAGCTTTGTTCTCCTGCATGAGCTTCTTGTTCTGCTCCTCTATTGCAGAAGTGCTTTTGAGAGAATAACGAATATCAGGATTTCTTCTGTCAAAAAGACCGACATTGTCTGTTGCAGATTTAAGCTGAGTATTTTTGAAGAAGATATAGCTCTTGACATTTTCGCCTTTTCGTCTGCCGTCAAAATCGAGAATTATTCCGTCGTAGCCGCTGTCATTTTTTATAAAATAACTGTCCAGTAGCTCCCGAAGTTCTCCTCGTATAGTGTCGGTAGTATCTTTCCATTGTTCAAGAATATCGTCGAGCTTATCCTCATTTTCAAGGATTTTTTTAGTGACTTCCGCATCATCGGCAACATAAGCTTCATAGTTCTGCTCATAGTATTCGTCGTTGGCCGTTTCTTGAGCATCGTATTTCGACTGGTATTCTTCGTCGAGTTTGTTAAGCTTTTCTGTGAGTCCCTTATACCCGTCTATGTGCTCCGAGTACCATGCTTTCGCTTCTGCACGATCCTTGAAGTGGAGTGGCTTTTTCATGTCACCGTACAATGCCATCTGTTTGTTTCCGCCAACCCCGATATCCGCATCATTGTCCTTTGCAAAAAATCCGTTCGGCGTTTCACTGTCATTGCGTCCGGCAAGCGGATTTGCATTGCTGAACACATTGAACTCAGCCGCAGTTTGATGATAAATTATCCTCGGTGTTCCGTCCTCGTTCACGACCTTGCTTGCAGATTCCGGTTCGTTTTCCCAGTCCCCAAACCACTCCTTAAAAGCTTCACTCTTTGTCTGAGAATCGGATTCATTTGTAGTATCTTTGAGCGAAAACTTTTTTGCATCATTCTGCGCTTTTTCGGATATACTGCTATTGACACTTGGCTCACTTTGTGTTACTCTCGTGTCAGAGGATGCGTGTTGTCTACTGAGTTGCACTTTAAGCGGCTGTTCGGTAAACGCATTCTCATTTTTTAATTCAAACTTTGTTGGTGTGAAATCAACAATATCGTACAGTACCATTTCCTTTCCCGATGTAAAGCCTACAATAACCTTTGCAGAATAATCGTTTTTTCCCACTCTAACGAGCACATCGCCCCTCGCAAACTCGGTAAAATTATCCTTTCTCTGATGCTTTAAATCCTCATTAACGTAATTAGTCGATGCTAATACAATTTCATTAAGATTACTTGATGCCTTGAATTTATCTTTATAAATCACGGCATCTTTTCTTTGGTAGTGTTGAGTGTTTTTTGAATTGGTGTACTCGTTTCTGGTTATCTTGTTCACCTTAATCAGCTTACCCTCAACAGGTATTCCATCAGAAAATTTAGTTCTGATAACATCCTTAACTTTCGCAACCCAGTCAGACTTATCTACACCTTTCAGAATATCATCTGCAATCACAACAACCGACTTATTCTTTGTAGTTTTACCTATGCTGTATTTTTTCTTTTCGTCCGCCATGTCGGTTGTTTTTCCTTGCGATTTGTTCTCCCTCGTCTGCTCCAGCGCAGACTTAAACAGGTCGCTGATGGTTTCAAGTGCCTCCTCATCTCCCTCAAGGGCTCTTATTTCCGGGCTCGTAAGCCCGAGATTTTTAAGAATTTCATTTATGCTCTCGATAAAGCCCTGTATCCAGCTTTGAATCTTCACCGCCAGACTGCGGTTCTCTCCGACAAGCTCCTTTATGGTCTGCTCATCAAACACATCAAACATGCACTCGGCAACGATTTCCGCCTCTATGTCCTCCTGTCCATAACCCTCATAGAGCTTTTCAAGCTCTTTCACTCTGCCCTCATAGTCATAGTTTTCGCTTTCTTTGAGCTTGCCTATGACATATTCGCGCAGCTCGCCTGCGGCCGTTGAGTTCCAGTCCTCGATATAATGATACAGTTCATGTCCTGCGGTTCTGAGATATGCGTTTTCCTCCGCGTCGAGCGCGATTTTTATTCTGCCGGTCTTGGGATCGTACTCACCGTTCGCCATTCCGTCTGCAAGCGTGTCGCACACTTCAACGACAAAGCCGTATTTTTTTGCAAGAGCTTCAAGGACATATACCGAGCCCGCCTGCTCCGCGTTGAGTTTTTTTGTATAGTTTCTCAGCAGACCTCCGTTCTTTTCTGCCCTCTTTTCCTCTTTCGCGCTGTAATGCTTCGGCGCATTATTTTTTTCATTAACTCCGGCATAATACGCCTGTCTGAGCTGACTTTCTTCAAGCCCTGCGTATTTATTTGCATTCGACTGCAAAACGCTGTCAAAGTCCTGCCCGAGCTGACCGGCGCGGCGGAAGTCGAGAAACGCATTCATATATTCGCTTGCCGAATCGCCCTGCTTATATCCTGAAATAAAAGCCCGTGCCGTGTCGGTGCTGTCAAAGCCCTGTGCGACATTGTACAAAGCTTCGGTCTCGCGGCTGTCAAACCGCACATCGCTCAGTGCAACGCTGCCGCCGTCCTGTGTTTTGACATACATCTGCGCCCGGTTTCCGTCCTTTTCGATACGGTCTATGCCGTTGATTGTTACGCTCTGTCCGTCAATCGTTGCCGGAACAGCGTTGACATAACTTTTCTTCTGTGATATATTGTTATCGGAAGGGGCGAGCGCATGAGGCGTCTTGGACGTAGACTGCAGGTCTTCGGACATGTTCAGTACTTGCGAGACCCCTTCTGCTTTTGTTTTATATGCACTTACAACATGTAAAGTTTTTGCTTTTGAGTCAGGCACAGCTTCGACGACATAATAATTTCCGTTTACTCGTTTACTGTAAACAACTGACTTTGACAGTTTATTATCAGAATCTCTATAACGGCCATTGTCGTCTTTTGCCGATTCAATATTGTCATAATTTTCGAGAACATATTCTATTCTCGCCAGATCGTTAACATCAGACATTGAGTGGTCTGCTGCTCCATTCTCCCCGTGGCGGTTTTCTACATGGATAACCGTGTTTCCGTCCATATCGCGCTTATACTCACTGGTATCTATACCGGTGAGTTTTTTTATATCTTGCACCTCGCGCTCATTTACAGAGCTAAGTTCTATTTTAATCTTACCTGCAACATTTTTATCTTTAAGGTTGCGAACTCGCTCTACAAAGTCAACGATCTTCGGATTTACCGCCTTTTTATATTCCTGCTTTATTGTCTCTATGTCCTTCTTTAACGACAGCTGAGAGTCTTCCGCGGCATCTGATGTGCCGTTTTTTATTTCAGCAGCCACGTTCTGAGCGTTCTCAGAGCCCCGGAAAAGCCGTTTTTCTGCGCGGGTAAGTTTATCACCCTCAGCCTGTTTCTGCACCACAGCGGACAATCTGACTGCGTCCTGCGTGTTCTCACCGAGGCTTTCAAGCCGCTGTGCAATCTGCGTCTGCTCTCCGCCTGCAAAACCTGCAACCGTCTTTCCCGTGATGTTCGTACCCTGTTTTCTGTGGTTGAGATATCCAAGCCCGGAACCCACTACACCAAAGCCGGCGCCCATAAGTGCTCCGCCCGCTCCCGCTTCGACGACTTGCAGTGCAAGATCTCCGGCAACCTTTTTCTTTGCTTCAGCCTCGCTCAATCCCTGCTTCTCATATGCAGCTATCATGAGCTTATAATTGGAAATATCGCCGTTTGCTATGGTATCATAGGCTATGTTTGCTATTTCCGTCGCGGCTTCTTCCGAAAAGTTTACCCCGGTTGATTTGAGTATGTTCATCGCGACATCGCGCATACTTCTCGGGTCAACCTCTTTGAGCTTGTTGAAATTACCTATCGAAACTTTTTCGAAGAGACCTTCAAATATGCCGGAAACAGCTCCGCCGATAACCGCTTGGTCGTCGTTGCCGCCGCGAGCCTTTATATCACGCATTGTTGAGTTCGCAGCAGAAAGACCGAGTATTCCGCCGCCGACAGCTTCGGCAACTTTCCCCGCTGCTTTTATTCCCGCTCCGGTATTCGCAAGTGCTCCGCCGACAAGATTGCCCGCGGCTGCAGATGCAGCCGAATCGAGCGCGGACATTCCTGTTCCGTATAAGAAGTCAAAGGCATCCCAGTCGCCAAGCTTCCAGTCATGCTCATCCATAACCGCTCCGCGTGCCGTATCGCTTAACCGACTTGCTATTCCGGCGTCTCTGTTATAGTCTACAGGCGCATAACTGCCGGTAAGCTTTCTTCCGACCTGCTGAGCGGCAGCGTCAAGATATCCCGCTCCACTGCTTGTTAAATTCACCGGCACACTCAGTGCGCTGGCAATCACCTGATGGTCTGCACTGAAGTCACGAACCGCATCTTGTACCTGCTCATTCTTGCGGCGGTTATACTCATACGCAAAATAATTCTCAAGCTCATCGGGATTCATTCCCTTTGCACGAACCTTATCCTCTATTTCCTTGAGTCTCTGATTATATTCATAGACATTCTTGTTGTTTCCGCTCGTGCCGACTGACTCTTCGAGCTTTATTCTGTCCTTGAGCTCGGGGATAGACTGTATTTCCTTGAGCGTTGCCTCGTCAAACTGGCTGAGTTTTTCGGATATATCCCTGTTGTATATCTCCGACTCCAATGCAGCGGACTCACTCTTCAGATTATTGAGCTTGTTTTTTGCCGCCTTGGCTTCTTCAGTGTACTTTTCATAATCCGCTGTATTTCCTTGCATCGTGCTAAGGAACGCCCAAACCCGATTTTTGAATGATTCACTGCGGTTCTTCTTTTTCTCGTTCTTGATATCGTCAAGACGTCCTTTCATATCATCCTCGGTCATGGTGTCCATAACGCCGGAATTACGCGTATCGGAGTAATAGTCGGACTCCTTCTGCAGATTCTGCGAAGTCTGCTGCAGAGCATTCTTGTATTCCTCGTACCGTGCCATGAATGTGTTGTAGCGTTCTTCCCCCAACTGCTCACGCTGCGAGTCGAGATAGGATTTGATTCTGTCCGCCTTTTCAAGATCATTGTTTACCGCGCTCTTTGTATTTTCGCTGTCGCGTTTCCAATTCGCATATGAACTGTTTTGCAGCCTGCTGTTTGCGCTTCTGGTGGTACGACCGGTTGATTCAAACCAGTCATGCATTTCCTTGTCGCTCGAATCCCACTGATATTTCTCATTTGCGCTTTTGATTCTTTCGTCTATTGACTCAGGAGCCTCGTATTTCGAATTTACACGCTTTATTCTGTCGTCAATTGTTTCCATTTTATCCTCCGCTTATGAAAGTCCGTAATGCTGACTGAGTATATAAATATCCTCGTCGGTCAGGTTCTTGTTCTGGCTCATCTTCGTTTTTATATAATTCTCGTAGCTTCCGTATTGGTTTTTCAGTGCCGGTCTTACACCAAACTCGTACCGAGTCGGCTGTGCACCTATAAACTCACTGGCTGCCTTTGATTTTGTAGCAGTCTGTTTTCCGCTGCTCCCGGTCGAAGAACCGCTTGACCCGCTCCTGCCTGACGAAGACGACGAAGAGGTTGAATAGCTCTGAGCCTTGAGAGAGTCCATATATTTGTCATGCTCAAACTGCTGTTTTTTGAGATTATAATCCCTTGAGTCCTGCTGCTTGCCGTAGTCAAACTGTTTCTGCCAGTTGCTCTGCGCAAGCGCGTCCTGCTGCTTGCCGTAATCAAACTGCTGCTGCCAGTTATTCTGTGCAAGGGCGTCCTGCTCCTTTCCGTAGTCGAACTGCTGCTGCCAGTTATTCTGTGCAAGGGCGTCCTGCTCCTTCTGATAATCAAACTGATTCTGCCAGTTGCGCTGATTGACATAGTCCTGCATATACTGGCGGTTCTGCTCGCTCTGCCAATTCGACTGCTGCTGTGCTGCATCTGCGCGTCCTGTATAATATTCAAGCTCATACTGCCACTGCGCAAGCTGATTGAGGTAACGGTTGTAATCACTTTCCGAGAGATACTGTGACTGGCTCTGTAGATAATTGAGTGTGTTATAGTAGTCGCTCAGCGTGTCCTGATATTTTTTATAGTCTGAATCGTCGAGGTTCTGCAGGACCTGCATATGCTGCAATTTATCGCTCTTGTCGTCACGATATTTGCTATATGCCCGGTCATACAGTGACGGAATGACATTGTTCAAATCGTTGAGGCTTGACTGGTATGCCTGGTTTCCGGCAGTCGAAGCATAAGAACTGCCGTAACCGCCGGTGAGCGCCGCGGCATTCCCCATAGTGTCCTGCATCGCCATCTTGCCCTGCTGAATATACTGATCCTTATACTGCTGATAGAGCGGATCGGCATTGAAATCATACTGAAAATCTTTGGTGTTTTCGTAGTCCTTCAGAAGTCCCTGTATCTGATCTGCATAATTGCTCTGATAGTCCCCGGGCTTTGAGTTGTAATGGTTCTTCAGATCCTCCTGAGCCTGCTTAACTTCGTCGGATTCCTCGTAGTCCTTTGGCTTGTTGAGCAGCGTTTTTATCGTGCCTATACCGTATCCGACCTGCTTCGCGGCGTTTATTCCCTGCTTTGCCATTCCACCGGCGAGCGCCGCCGCATTTCCGCCCTGCGCCACGGCGTATGACAGTTTGTCCTTTGATATGCCCTGCTGCTTTTTCTGCTTTTCAAGGTCTTTTGTCGTGTATGCCATTTGCTTTTACCTCCTCAGATCAGATAATTTATGTTCAGCTTATATGAAGTCAGATTGTATTTATAAGCTTTTGTCTCAAGATTGAAGCACCAATCAAGCACCACTCTTCCATCCGGAAATACCGACCACCGGGCAAGGTTGGTATCGTTCGCCGCACAGATTGTAAATATCCTGCTCTGCGGACGCAGATCCTCCGGCAGCGTGCATATGGTTTTCCCGCCCGCCGTTATCCCCTGCACATCTCCGACGATGTTGACCGAGTTTCCGAGTCTGCGGCCTTTGGGTGTCAGTCCATTCGCGCCCGGAGTTATTCCGTCCGTAAGCTCTAACTCCTGCCAGCCTGTGTCTTTCAGCGGAAAAGTTTGTTCTCCTGCCTGCAGTCCCTTTCTGAGGAGCAGCAGCATGTTGACGTCCATCGTATTGGCGAGTTCCGCAACCTTGCCGAAAGCTATTCCTTTGCCGCCGCGCAGGAAGTCCATCAGCACGAAGCTCGTCGAAAGCTCATAAACATATTCCGCGGAAGCAAGGCTATCGGTAACTTTGAATTTTATCTTATACGAGACATTCTCGCTGAGACCGTCAAAGAGGATTGTCTGCACATCATTGCTCATCGCCGTCTCATCAGACCAGGCATCCATCGTATCTGTCTTGTAGCTTGCTTTGCAAACCGCTGTATTCTTGCCTGACAACGCCGAAAAGCTATAGTTCACCTTTCCCGCCGCATATGTGCCCTTGTCGTTTTCTGTGCCGTCCTGCGTGCATCTGAAGCATGTTACCTCATTTATCATCGGACTGTCATACTTTTCAACCGATATGCTCGCCGTCTGGCTGACCGTTCTGCCTCTGCTGTCTGTCGCCGTGACCGTAAAGTTCAGCTCACCCGACAGATAGCAAGTGTAGGTATAAACCCCGCCGGTCTGATTTGACAGAACTGCACCGTTCACGGCAAACCGATAGTTCTTTATCTTTGAGCTGTATGCCCCCTGCGCAGCGGCAGTAATCCTGCATTTTGAATAGTCCTGCACATATATTCCCCATTCGGTCGGAACGCTGCCGTCTATGCGCTCTATTGTCAGTTCCGGCATTGTGGGTTTCACATCGTCCGGAACCGAAAAAGTAACAGTCTTCGTGTTCGTCTCAACGAGCGTCGTCGGGATCAGTCCTAACTTCTTGTATGTTTCAATCTTCAGCGTGCCGGTTCTGCTGCTTCCGCTCGTAATGGCATTAGCCCATTCGAGTGGGAACTCATATGCCGTCATAACTGCATTGTTTGTTGAAAAATACCCGCTCTCGTAGCTGTAATTGCCGCAAGTGAAATACATCTTATGGGTGTATGACTTCCCGTCATTCGCATCCTCGACTTCAATCAGAATATTACCAAGGCCATTTATTTTGCTGACACCTACGGTGATATTCTTCGGATATGTTTTGATTGTTGTTATTGCCATTGTTTATTCCCTCCATATAAAGCTAAGATTGCCATTACTCCTGGGCGTGAACTCCCAGTTGCCTATCCTCAGTCGGTTAAGAACTTCAACATCCGTAACATAAAGGCAGCGGTTGGAGATATAGGCTATCTCCGTGCCGTTCTGTGTGAAGCTTAATTTTTCATTTGTCAGCATAGATTTGAACGGACTGTCCGCCTTGCCGAGCTCCATTCCCTCCGCCGTGAAGCGGAAATATGTTCTTATTAGCTCCTGAAACTCTTCGAGTCTGCCGTCAACCTCTGTTGTATAGAGATAATTCTGGTCGAAATTCAGCTGAATTTCCCTTGAAGTCTGTGTAACATAGGACTCGAGTGTTGCATTAAGCTCTGCAATTGACGCCTTCGCGCTAAGCTCTTCGCGCACCGTTGTCATTATGTTGTCATTGTTCTGCTCTATCTCGGTGTGAAATGTCTGATTTATCTCTTCCGCCTGCGCTATGATTTTATCGTTGAGCTCGTTATAATCAATCTTTCTGCCCGCTTCTAATTGCTCAACGGCGCCGCTCGCCAGCTCCGCCATTGACCGCGTCTGCTCCACCGTTTTCAGATAAGTCGGCGAAAAATTGTCTCCGTCAAGATTGTTGAGAATATACCGAAGCTGTTCGTTAAGTTGATAGAGATAGCTTTGAGTTTTCTGATCTCCGCCAAGATTCGTCGGCAGATTCAGATTTAGCGTCGGCATCAGATTTCACTCCCTTGTTCCGTTACCTTTGCGATGCTGTACAAGATGAACTTGCCCCTGCCCCGCATTCGGATTTTCATGTGGTCGCAGCGCCTGACTATAATCGGAATAGTGATTGTGCGATTGTTTACAGCATCGATGTGCAGCACTTCCTCGTAATCGCCCATAGAGTCATACTGGATCTGCACCCGGAACTGCGCCCCGCGTTCGACGCTCAGGCGAAACTGCAGTTTTGAAATATATTTATTATCGGGGCTTGTCACTCCAATAGGTCCGCTTTCGGCCATCCATTCAACCGGCTTTTCGTCATACGTCTGATCTGTTACGCTGTATCGCGTCGTGCCGTGCATCGTCCACAGGCTGTTTCCAACCGTGAAATACAATTCCCCGTCCAGCGGCGCGAAAGCATCGATTTTCAGCCCGCTCTCCCTATGCCATATTTTTGTGCGCTCATCGTATGTGAACAGGCTGTATTTGCCGTTCTCGTCCGACATCGACACATAATATTTGTTGTCGATTGCTCCCGCTACGGCATTTCTATATGCGTTTGCACCGAACGCCTCGGAAACATTGACCGGGGTTCCGCCGTCATAGGCGCATATACCGTTGCGGCTCTTGTAGTATAGTGTTTCGTTGCACAGTGCGAGGCTTCGCTCACTGCCGTTTTGGACGCCCCTTATAGATTCGTTCGTAACCTGAAAATTTGAGGGCTTCGAGCCGTAGACCTTGTGGACGCAGTCTTCCTTAAAAAACAGGATATATCCCCGCATCGTAAACGCGCCAGTAAACTTACCGTGCGTTCCGACTGTCACGGCGTAACTGTCGCTCGCCAATCCGAGAAAACAATTCCAGTTAAATGGATCGCCTATTTTGCAGCAATATATCTCATGCTTATCGGAAGAACATCCCCAGATGCGGTTTTCGCTTTCGGTCACGAAGTCCATATCCGGCACGGTTCTTTTTACAGTCACCGCTTCCTGCTGACTCGATACTTCATCTATGAATCCGGTCACGACTATGTAATCCTTGCTGACCGCATAGAGTATCATGTTTGTGTTGAACTGTTCGTCCTTGCAGCCGCTTATAGTCACTCCGTCATATTCCGAGAATCCTTCGCCTATTCCGGCCGAAGAGATTTTGACGAATGTCGTCGCCACCGCATTCCACATCTTTGTTGCTGCGGCATATATCTTGAGAGTATGCGGCTTTGAGGAAGTATCAAGCCAGCTGTCGCCGTTTGTCGGCTCTTCCGGCGCCGTGGCCGAGACTGTCGGGTTATAATCATCTCCGGTTACTCGCGTCAGCGTAAATGATACCGCCGCAGTTGTCGTAAACGATTTTTCCAAACTGCCTACGCCCTCGCTCACTTTCTCGGTGTTGATATATTTTTTGTCCGGCCAGATGAGGACATACGCACCCATGCTCAGCATTTGTTTGCGGCTTTTCTCGACATCGCCGCTGACCTGATCGCCGTTGTAGAACACTTTGCCATTGTCCACCCAACACAGACCGTTGTTCACGCAAAAGCCGTCAAGGCGTGTGAAATCGCGAATTTTTTTCCGCTGCTCTCTCGGCGTCAGGGCAGGATAGCTGTCTGACGAAAGATTCTCTTCGTCGTAAAATTCATTGTCACTTATAACAAGGTCATGGTGATATCCTCCGAACGCGCTCATCATTTCCCTGTTTTTACTGACCGTGTTAAGAATAGGCAGTCTCATCGGTTCACCTCATAAATATTCCGCCCGCCGGAGCCGCGTGCGTTCTGCTGTAATATCCCCAGTAGCCCTCGTATGCCTCGTTGAAAGCCATTGCCGAATTGTTGTATCGGTCGTATTCGGCGTTGAAAAAGTCAATTTTTGACATCAGCCAAAGAACATATAGGTTGCTGTAAGACTCCGGCACAAGCAGTTCTGTGTTCGTGTCTGTGTCTTCATTATAGCCTTCAAACACCGTTGATTTCTCCCCGCTCTTCGCGTCTATCAGCTCTTTTACTATCTTCCCGTCAAGCTCGGAAAGCCATCTTATTTTCTGCTCGTCCGAATACTGATTGGGCTTTAGCTCATCGGTCTGTCTTATTGCTTCGCATATTTTCATATAAACCTCCTGAAAGTAAAAGAGGGCGCAAAATGCGCCCTCCCGGTGTGTCCTTATCTCTCTTTGATATACTGCTCTACCAGCTTCTCAAGGCGCTGCTCCGCCAGCTGCTTCTGTCTGTCGGAATTGCGTATAACCTCTGCGACGCAGGCGGGCACTTCGACTTCTACGCCACGCTGGATCTGAAAATTCCTGCCGTTGACCGAAACAAACAGATCATCTTTGTATGCACCGTCGTCCTTAAAGAGAAAGATTTTCTCCGTGGGTTCTTTCTGCTCCTCGGGCGCAGCAGCCTCTTCGGTGGTTGTGGTCTCTTCGGGGGTTGCGTTCTCCTCGGGTGCAGCCGTCTCTTCGAGGATTGCGTTCTCCTCGGGTGTTGCAGTTTTTGTTCTTGCCATAAATATCTCCTTTCGGGCTCAGAGAGCAAAATGCCCTCTGAGCTTTTATCAGTTAGCTTTCGCAGTGGCCGAATACGCGGAGCAGGACTCGATACGCACCATGTACTCCTCAACCAGGCGCTTTGCGACCTCGGTCGCTTTCCAGCCGCAGGACGAACGCTGATTGAGCGGATCGTCGCCATAGCCGAGCTGCTTGACGATATGCTGCAGACCGCCGCCCTCGATCTCCGTCAGACCGTAAGCGTGAGCGCCGAGGATAAGCGTGGCGAAAACCGCCAGACCGGACGGGCAGCCGGTGCCGGTCCATATCTTTGCCTCCGTGGACTTGACGAATCTGACATTGCCGATCTTGCCGATTTCCCCGTTGTAGATATCGTCGGGCTTAGCGTACTTATGTACGTCAATCCACTCCTCGCAGCGCATAAGGTCATATGCTGCATACGGATGGATAATACCCACGAACGAATCCCCGATCGGGTCTGCATTCATGCTCTCCAGCTGAGCCGCCGCACGGTATATGAGGTCAACATTGATCTTTGCCGTCGCGTCGAGTCCCGCTCTGCTCGTTACTGCTGTTTCTGCGCCGCTTGCAACCTTGGGCGCGTAAATAACGTTTGTGCCGCCGGCAAGCTCTTCTCTTATGACGGTATCGAGAGTGCGTCCTGCCTGCGAGCCGAGAAGCTTCGTTGCCTGCAGAACATTGTTGTCGATAGCCGTCATGTCGAGCATATCCGAAAGCTGTATCCAGCCGCCGTACTGTTTGACAGTAGCGGTGATTGTGCTCACATTAAGCGCCTGTCCATCGGGCGTGACGCCTTCCGTCAGTGCCGTGGTTGCTTTTGCAAGCGGCGAATACTTACGCATTTCGATAGTCTTGCCGGAGCCTTTGGGAATAGGATACTTGTCTCCGAACTGGTTGTGTACGAGCTTAGGCTCTGCGTTGTCAAGCAGCCTCTTCTCGTAGTAGGTTTTCATCTCGGCGGACAGATTGTTACCGCTTGCCGCCGAAGTAGTTGCGTTTACGACCGTAGCAAAAAGCTGCAGGTCGAATATGACATAATTGTTCATTTTCTTTATCTCCTTTTCTTAGTGCAAGGAGATCAGAAAGTAATTCTTTCTCCCCTTGCCACTCTGCGTTCGATTTCTTCTCGCTGAGCCTTTGTCAGTTTGTTAACATCCGTCTGGGAATTAACTGCACCTTGTGAAGTTACACCGTTTTCAACCGGTCTTTTGCTGTTTGCCGCAACAGAATCGGCGACTCGCTTTGCCGCCGTCTGCGCCGCATACTGCATCGCGCCTCCGAGAATCTCGTCTCGGTGAATGACTTCATAGGCCGTTCTGACATCGACATTGTTTCTGAGCAAACTGAAGAACTGAGGATCTTCTATCTCCGTGTCGAGATTGAAATTCGGATAGATTTCTTTGAGACTTTCCGCCTGGTTCTTCCAATTGGTGATGTCTCGGTTTATTCTGTCCTGCTCATCACGACGAGACTCGTTCCGTCTGAGCTGAAGAACCTCGCGTTCAAGCTTCTTCATCTCCTTGAGCTGTTCAACGGTTATGCCCTTTTCCATAGCCTCTTCTCTGTATGATTCATCATCATTTTCCAAAGCCTTGACTATGCCGTCAATGTCGTCCGCTTTTATCCCGTACTTCTGCGCGAGAATCTCAAAGACCGGCGTACTCTTCTGCAGCTGCTCCTGAAGTGTGCGTGTTTCCTTGAATCTGCCGTTGATAATGTTCTGCACTCGGCGGCTGAACGCGTCCTTGTAATCGCCTTTTATCAGCTTTTCAAACTCCGCGTCCTGATTTTCGACCGTCGATGCCGTAACATTGATCTCGCTTTCCGGCTGTGCAGCGGCGTCCTGCGTTTCAATCGCCCGTGTCTGCTCCCCGGCGTCGGAAGCCGTGGCGGCCGTTGCCGCCGATACGCCCGCTCCGTCTCCTCCGCCCTCGCCGAACAGCGTGAGCGAAAAAGCCTTTGTTGTGTCTGTGAACATAAAAATTAACCTCCATCGTCTTTCCGAAGTGTCTTTGTGATTATATTATAGCGGTTTAATTTTCGATTTTCTCCCCGCCTTCAACTGTAACAATTACATTTTTCGGATAGTTGTCTGCGATAAGCTTTGCGCCCGTGCAGAAAAAATTATAAATTCCTTTTGCCTTTGCTTTGGTATGTTTGTATGCCTTAATCGCCAGCAAAAGCTTTCCGGCGCTTTTCTCCGAGGTAAAGAGTTCGAGGTCTCCCGCAGATTCCATCTCCGCGAACATCATTGCGGCGGTCTGGCCGAGTGTCGAAATGCCGGCACAGACTATGTCCTGCCCGCTCGGCGCATATCCCGAATGTCCCGAAATGCTTATTTTCATTTCTCTGCCCGCTCGGCGAACTTTTATTGTTGTCATAACATTACCTCGGTTCCGCAGCCGAAGCCGCTTTTTCTCTCGCATTCTCGGCCGTTGCGTGTTCGTCTGCGCGCGTCTCGCCAAGCGAGTTGCTCTTGAGCTCGCCGTCTCCGGAGCCTACGCTCGCCACCGGAACTCCACCCGAAAAAGATGCCGCCATCTGACTACCTATCGTTGTTCCGTTTTGTGCGTCAACTATCTGCGCCATCTGCATGAGCTGCTGCTGCATGGTCTTGAGCTGTTCATACAGCGTACCGTTCTGCGATATTTTCCGCACGACGGAGTCCTTGCCCTCGAAGTCCATCATGTCGATGCAGGCGAGCGCCTGATCCGTCATTTCCGGATTGAAGAATCCGCTGTTATAGAACTGCAGTGCCAACTCGTTGTGTGAGAGCCTTGAGAACGGGTTGTTCCGCTGCGCCCTGACTTTGATATCAAAGATCGGCATTCGCCCGCTCATGTCAATGCCAAACTCTGTGCGCTCGCCCTCGGGCTGTATGGCGCGGTTGTCGTAGCTAACAAATTCCTGCTCTCCGCTTTTTCCCGTTATGCGGAAACTGCGCGGCGCGTCGTAAAATTGCCTTATCAGCTCGATGCACAGATAGAGCACTTCCTCATAGCTGTCATATGAGGTCTGAATCATATCTCTCGACAGCTTGCTTCCGGCCTCCTGCAGCGCCGCTATCGCCGAAGCGGCGGTAACTCCGCTCGTGGTGCTTCCCTGTGAAAAATCACGGTTTCCGCTCGTTTCCTTGAGTTCGTCTATTTTGTTCGTGCGCAGCGCCACATAAATATCATTGAGCGGCGTCATAGTGATTTCTTTTATGCTGTCCTCCCCGAGTCTGCCGTCCACATGCACAAAAGGATTCGAGACGTCAAGAAATTCTTTCTCGTTGATTTTCCCGCTCGCAGCATTGATGAAGAAACGGCGGCGAGAGGCGGCAACGGCCGACTGCATAAACGCCTGGTCATATTTGTCTATCTGCATCTGCGGGTCTTTCATAATGTCCAAATATCCAAAGCCCACAAGCGAGCCTTCCTCCGGGAAGAGTGTATCAAACACGAACGGATATTTGCCGTGATTATAAAACCCGCTCTCGGCATACTGAGGATCGTTTTCTGACGCAAAGAGCACTTCGCCATTGCAAAATTTACAATAATGCAGCACAGTTCTGCTGCCAACCAGTCTCTTATAGTACCAGTCCACCACGACACTCTTTTCCGATGTGTCTATGTTGTCGTCATAGATATACTGGCTTGTTTCTATCGTCTTGCCGCCGAGCTTGCCTTTCAGCTGCGGATATTCCTGCGTGAGCAAATCATTGTCGCGCAGGCACACATGGAAAATGTTCCGGCTGTCCCTGTCTCTTATACACATCTCCGAGCCCACGAGACTACGCTGCATCTCGT